GGACTCATCACATCTGTAGGCATACCCAAAGCCCTTAATAACTATGGAGAAAACAAATACAGAAACTCCATGCCTACTGAAGATACATAGAATAATGTGTTTTTAGGACAATATTCCCACAACTATTTTTTCAATCAAAGAGTTAATAAAGAGCGTCTATGTGAATGGTAATAATGTTTTAAGTTAATCTGTTTGTGGGAATTTTCTTTTTTAAGATAAAATAAGTACCCTCCCTGCTGTGAAGCACAGAGGGATTTCTTTTTGAAAAAACTAACGGCTATATTCCATAGCCAAATCAATAACCAATTCTTTAAATAATATGGCAAATTCAAGAAAATGGACTCAGCAGGAAGATGACAGACTGCTGCGTCAGGTGAGGGTATTCCCTCAGAACCTCAACAAGTGCTTCCATGTAGTAGCAGAAGAGATTGACCGTTCCCCAGGAGCAGTAGCCAATCACTGGTATTCAGTACTTTCTAAGAAACCTGGAGTCATTGAGTTTGGGACCATCAGCAGCAAGCACTTTGCACGTAACAGGAAAAATGGAATGGGAGTAGAAATATCTTCTTCCATCTGGAGACGTTTCTTACATCTTATAAGAGCTTTCGTATGATTTATGTAAGTGACCTTCAGCACCTCATATCCCAATGGACAGACAGGATGAGCAATCATGCCCATCCTTCTTCCTATAGGGATGCCATTTCAGAGTGTATCTATGAACTAAGCAAAGTCATCAACTCCTCCATTGAGGAGGAACTCTCTTATCAGGATTTCCTCTCTCAGCAGGCAGATGACTACCTCTCAACTATGGAAGCCCATGAGCCAGCAGCTTAAGCCTTCCTGTAAGACATCATTCCATGATGTCCCACCACCAGAAATATGGTACTCATAATTATTTAATATATGACACGTGAAGAAATCTATACCCTCTGCCAGCAAGCACTCTCAAAAAGCAACAGTTTGCTGTTAGAAGCAGCAACTGGCTTCGGAAAGACTGCTGTGAGCCTAAGACTTATCAACTGGATCACACAGTCTGTCTACAAAGACCATAAGCCTAGAATGCTTCTTCTGGTAGCCAAGAGAGTGCACAAGCAGACATGGGCTGATGAAATGGAGAAATGGGGAGGAGTGGAATGTGAGGTTACTATGGAGTGCTATGAGTCTCTTCACAAACACACAGGAGAGTTCTTTGAGTTCATCGTAGCTGATGAGTGCCATCATTTAGGCTCAGAGCTTCGCATGCAGGCCTTAAAGACACTCCACTATGGCTATGTCATTGGTCTCAGTGCCACTATACCACAGAAACTCAAGCAATGGTTCAAGTATAACTACCATTCTGAAGTAGTCTCATGTGACATCATCGAGGCTATTGACTCTGAAGTACTCCCCGAACCTATCATTCTTCTCTTCCCCCTTCAAGTAGAGAATACAAGAATGTGTGAGACTATTGAAATAAATCCTAAAGCTAAAGGTCCTGTCTTTTATGGGGAGTATAAGGATTTGTGGAAGTATAAGAAAGCCAAGCAACATGCCATCCTCAAGTGCACCCAGCAACAGAAACTCATGGAGCTGGACAAACTCATTGAGTGGTACAAGAAGAAAACCATGTTGGGTAATCAAGCCATGAAGCAAACTTGGTTATACTTCTGTGGTAAACGCTTGGAGTTCCTTGCTGACTGCAAACTACAATGGATAAAGCTCATTCTCCATCATCTTGATAAGGAGCGTACCATTACCTTCTGTAAGACCATTGCCCAGACAGAACAGTTAGGTAAAAACTGCATTCATTCCCAAAATAAGGATGCTACTAAAGTGTATGATGACTTCAACAATAAAAAGATTGACCATATTACAGCAGTAAACATTCTCAATGAGAATGCCAATCTTGTGGATTGTCGCTATGGTATTTTCTGTAATATTACTTCCTCTGAAATTATTACCCAACAAAGACAAGGCAGACTTCTTAGACACAAAGACCCTATCATGGTCATCCCATATTATATAGGAACCAGAGAAGAGGAGCTTGTCAAGAAGGGTATAGAGGGATTTAAGTGTATTAAAACAATTCATTCCATACAAGAAATATGAAAATAACAATTGATGAAAAAGTATGCACTAAGCATAAGATGACTCCAGTAGAAGTTCTCTTTGCACTGGCTATCAGAGCGTCTGAAAGTCCTCAAGGAGAACTTCTCAACATGGAGAACAGGGAAATCCTTGTCAAGGACAGGGATGTCTATAAGGTCACTCAGCATTGGTCTGATGTTCTTGATGAGATTATCTCTGACTCCTCTGGGAGTATTGAAAAGTCTGATGAAGAGCTCCTTGAACTTGCCAAGCAGATGAGAGAACTCTATCCTCAGGGAAAAATGAAGAATCGTTATGGGCAGCTCACACCCTATTATTATCGTTGTAACAACTCTGAGGTAGTCAAGAAACTCAAGAAATTCTTTACTGTCTTTGGCAACTATTCTAATGAGGAAATATTTGATGCCACACGTAGGTATGTAGCCTCCTTCCAAGGTAACTATTCCAACATGCGCCTTATCAAGTATTTCATCTTAAAAGATGATGTTAAGCCTGGAGAGGATGGTCAGGGTCATGTTGAGCAGATTTCAGACCTTGCTACATTCCTTGAGAACAAGGAGAGTGAGGAGGTGGAAGTTAATAATGATGATTCTTGGTTAATGACTTCTAGAAATTAAAGTTTATAAAAGTATTTGAAATGTTTAAAGTAAGTTTTAAAGAAGGTTCCAAGAAGGTTCAGACCTTCAACAATAAAGCAACCATTGTAACCCTTACAGGAAGAATAACTCTTCCTAAATGGTTTTGTTATCTTCCTAATGATATTGCCACTTGGGTAACACATCATCCAACTGTAGAATTTGATGGCATATATGCCCTAGAAGAGGCAGTGATCTCTGTGTCAGGTAAATCCGTATGTTCTGACAATGATACCTATAACCATCTATTAGGAGAGAGAATTGCAGAATCAAGAGCAAAACTCAGGTTATATAAATTCATGTACACCTTGTGCCAGAAGCTCATGTGGCATTATCACAATATTCTCTATGGACAGTCCTTTGAAAAAGGTGCTCATACAGCTACTTTAAACTCCATTCCTCGCGGGGGCCTGAAAGGGGTTGTAGACAAATATGGAGCATTATGGGTCAAGGAGCACAACCACCTTAACCAATTATTGTATGATGCATAATGGATTTAGTTGAGCGTTCAGTCAGGTTTATTGAAGAGAGAAAACAAAGACTGGAATCTGGAAAGATCAACTGTATACCTTCTCCCTTAGTAAAGTTCAAGTATGACTTCCCTGGGACTGAACAAGCCACCTATTATCTTATCTCTGGTGGTGCCAAGGCTTCTAAAAGCAAGTTCACAAATTTCATTTTCCTATTTAACACCATACTTTATATCTATGAGCATCCAGACCTCATCAGGCTGAAAGTATTTTATGCCTTGCTTGAGGAAACTCAAATGAACATCATGTTAAAGTTCATGTGTTACGTCTTGTTTGTCAAATATAGAATAAGGACAGATATAAAGGAACTTAAATCCATAGAACAAGGCAGAAGTATCAAATCAGAGGTGCTGGATATTATAAAATCCATTGAGATGCAGAGCATACTCTATTTCTTTGAGGAGCATATTGAATGGATACCTGATAGAAACCCTACAGGAATCTTCAATACTCTTGAAAAGTATGCGCAGTCTCATGGTATCATTCATAGGAAATGGAGTGAACCTCTTAAGAAGGAAGTCTTTGATTGGTATGAGCCTAATGATCCTGATGAATATGTCCTTTGTATTATTGACCATATAGGCCTTATATCCACTGAGAGAGGCTTTGACCTTAGGGAATCTATCAAGAAGCTTTCAGAGTACCTGAAGATAGTTCGTAATAAATATGGCTATAGCCCTGTTGTGGTTCAACAACAAAATTCACAAACATTAAATCTTGAGGCTTTTAAGGCTAGCAAAATCTTCCCCTCACAGACTGGCCTCCTTGACTGCCAAGACACTAGCAGAGATTGTGACATCTTCCTTGGCATAGTCAATCCCTACAGCTTTGAGTTCAAGGTGTTTGGTGAAAATAATGGCTATGATATTACCAAGCTTCGCAGTTATGCCAGATGGCTTAAGGTGGTCCAAGGTAGAGATGGTGAAAGTGATGCCACCTTAGGGATGTACTTTGACGGCGCAACTGGATGGTATGCAGCCCTTCCTCACTATACTAACACTGTTGAACTTAATAAAGTTTATCAATTAGTTCAGAGAAACAGGCAGATTTCATCTTAGTAAATCTCTCCAATTATCAAAAGCAATTTTTTAGCAAGGAACTTGTCTCATTTTAGACAGGTATCTTTGCACAGTCAACAACAATTTAAAAGAGTAGAAGAAACAAATGAGTAACATTGTGTTGCCTACAGAACGTAGGAAAGCAACTGACTACAATCCAAGGTTGATGGTCTTGTTTGGTAAGCCAAAGTGTGGTAAATCAACTCTTATGGCTTCATTGGATAACAATCTCATTATTGACCTTGAAGATGGTTATAGGGCACTTGATGTAATGTGTGTACAGGCAAGAAGTGCCAATGACATCTTCCAGATTAAGGCTGCTATTGAACAGAAAAATCAGGAGAATGGCGGTAATTTCTATAGGTTTATTACCATTGATAATGCCACAAGACTGGAAGAAATGTCTCTCATCTATGCAGCACATCTTTACAGACAGACCTCAATGGGGCAGTCTTGGGGCTATAAGAAAGACCGCATAGGCAATATCCTCATGGAGAATGGTAAAAAAGTAATAGATCCAAAGGCTGATGTAAGACAGCTCCCTAATGGTGCTGGATACTTGTATCTCAGGCAGGCATTGAAGGAGATGGTAAATATGTTCAAGCCTCTCTGTGACACTCTTATTCT